CATAAATGAAAAGCGGGATTTATGAAAGCGGTGGGTTCGGCGATGTTTGCTTTCATATAAAAAAACGCTATTTATGAAAGCAACGGTTAACTAGTTGTCGCTTTTAATTAAAAAAGCGACAAATAAGGTTAAAATACTAATTTCGGAAAACCGCTTTGGTCTATCCCAAAGCGGTTTCTATTGAATGCTATTTTCTCCATCTTGCACCTCCGAAAAGAGGAGCAACTTTCCCTCACCACTTACTCTTCTTCACATTTATCTTCGGTCCCTTACTATTTTTCGCAGCATTAGGGTCATACGACTGCTCACCTTCGTCGTCAGAACCGAGATTCTTAGATATTTCCCAGAACTCCTTACTGCCGAGCTTGAATGGCCCGTGCTGCTGTGCCTTATACCAGAAGATCTGGTCTTGTAATTTGTTCGATTTCGCGTTGTTATTGATGACCAGACACTCATAATTCTCGGTGCACTGGTCCATGACCTGACAAAAGCTCTCAAAAGTGGGGAACATACCCGCATAATTGTCGTAGATTCGCTTACGATTCGCAATATATGGCTCGCGGAGGATAAAAACGTAGTCGATATTCGTGCGGAGATTCGGCGGGATACCCAAAGGATATTGCATTGTGATGACTAACATGATCTTCCAATGACGGCCGTTCATGAAGAGGAGACGCATCATCACGTCCTTCGTCCATTTGTTATCATACAAGCAATCATCCAATACAACGAACGTCCTTGGGTCGATGGATGACTTTTTATATGTATCCATTTCCTTTTTCACTTGTTTTAGGACTGCTTTTTGGCGCTTGAGAATATTCTCGATAATGGCGGTATTATACGCATCATGAATGAATAGTTTTGGCACATGGGCGGCGAAAAAGCCGTTGCCGGCCTCCGTTCCGGAGATGACGGTTCCGATGGGAATATCTTGGTGATGAAACATCAAGTCCTGGACGAGGAAACTTTTACCGGTATCACGGCGTCCGATGAGAACGATAACGGGGCCCTTATTTTCATCGGGGCGAAAGCTGATGGCCTTCATATCGAATTTCGCGAGCTCTAAATTCATGGCGAACTTGGTGATACAAACAACGGATATTTTTTTGCGATGATTTATACGAAGAAACATGAATGATGGTGGTGGTATGTCATCGCCCGTTTAAAACCGATATAAAACTTCTATCGATCAATCATATTATTGTATTTTAGGAGAAATGACTACGACTACGACTACGACTACATCGAAATTTCAACTACACTACCGAAAACATAAATATACACCAGACAAGATTGAATCTGCGCTATTGTATGATATTCAAAATTATATACCGATCTATTCTAGATTTTTTTGTATCAACGAAACCAATTACAACGGGATTCAGTTGAACCAAAAGTATTATCTACAAAATGTTATTGAACATCCTAGACAAATCATGGGAGAAACAACCCGCAATGACAATCTCTCTACTACATCTCTAAACCATTTAGAAACTGTAATCGGAGATGACGTTGGAAATACAACGAATGTTCCTATATTTGTAAAATATTCACCTTTATTGGACCCGATACGGTATTTATCTGGTAAATATGAACCATCGGCGGGGGCGGCGGCAAAATCGTCACTTCCTAGATACAATTCAACACCGGAAAACTGTGAAGAAAAAATGCTGAATACGAATAATTCATCCTATGTTGATGGATTTTTCTCGTATTTGACAAGTCGAACTCTTCATACACATGGTATTGTTCATGGATTAGACTATTATGGAAGTTATCTATGTAAACAACGCGAATTTTCAACGAATGTATTCGACGACATAGACTATTTGGCTGACTGTTCCTTTTTTAATACATACGAAAATGAACGTTTTACGATCGATTACTCGCAGTTCGGAGATGATGAATCGAGTATGCGTGATCATAAATGGTTGAAACTCCGAAATAAGTTGAATCCTGTATTAAATAAACCTATATCGATTCTAGAAGATGATGTATTTGATTTTGAACCAACGGTTATACAGTCGTCATCATCGCCGTCGTCGTCGTTGGAAGCAGCATCTCTCGATGTCGTAGAAATAAATGTTGATAGTTTTGAATCAAGAGGTGAAGAACAACAACATCAAGACGTGCTGGAAACAAAGATAAAGAACGCAACAAACGGAAATAATATGAGCGAAAGTAAACGAAAAGACGACGACGACGACGGTAATGATGACAGCGACAGCGAAAGCGAAAGCGATACATCTCAGTCAAATTCATCTTATACTACGATCGACGACGACGACGACGACGACGACGACGACCATGACGACGATATAAAAAACACCAACGATCGTGATGATGATGACGACGAATCGAACGAAAGCGACGATATGACATCCTATACAGATTACAGCGATGATGAACAGATCATCGTAAAAATCAAAGACTTCCCGATCCAGGCAATTTTACTTGAAAAATGCGTGAGCACACTCGACCATATTATGATGCGAGACGAGCTAACAAAAGAAGAATGGACGTCACTCCTGTTTCAAGTTATCATGACGCTGGTCATTTATCAGAAGATGTTCGCATTCACACACAACGATCTTCACACAAATAACATCATGTTCATCGAAACTACAGAAGAGTTCATTTACTATCTATATGACGACCAGATTTACAAGGTTCCTACTTATGGTCGCATTTTCAAGATCATCGATTTTGGCCGTGCGATCTACAAATTCCGCGGAGAGCTGATTTGTAGCGACAGTTTTCACCCGAAAGGCGACGCGGCGACACAATACAATTTTCCCCCGTATTACAACCCGAATAAACCTACTGTGGAACCGAATTATAGTTTTGATTTATGCCGTTTTGCCTGCGCACTTTTCGACTATTTCATTTATGACCTACGCAAGGTAGAAAAGCTGTGTAAATCCGACCCGATTATTAAGTTAGTTGTAAAGTGGACAACCGACGACAAGGGGCGAAACGTCCTCTACAAATCAAGCGGTGAAGAGAGATATCCGGATTTCAAACTGTATAAGATGATCTCTCGTTCGGTTCATAATCATATCCCTGCGAATGAAATTCACAATCCGATATTCGACGAATATAAAATCACGTATAAAAAATACAAGAAACACGCAGCACTTGCGGCGAAGTTCTTGAAAGACGGTAAAAACACGCATATTATGATGAATGTGGATACGTTACCTAATTATTCTGGCGCTGTCTGTTCAGAAACATCTCTCGATGAGCAGGAACTCCATTCTTCGCGATGAACTCGATATTGCGCATGGTCCATCCCAGGGTCGAACCAGAATGTCCGACTTCCATATGATCACCGACAAGCGTAACAATCCTGTCATCGCCATAACTGAACATGAATCCGCGATCAGCTGGAGGACTGTAATTCGAAAGATATTTCCACACGCTGATTTCTTTCTCTCGGATTTCGGGTAATTGACCGACGCGAATAATCGAACGCATTCCATCGCGAATCATCTCTTCTGACCATCTGTCTTTCATATAAGTCAAGTCGCAGTCACGCACCGCATCCAAGGTAAGAGGCCAATATTCATCCATTTGAGCATCAGGGGCACGCTCCAAATGAACATTCACAATAACAGATTCAGGAGCGACGGCGGCAGCAGTAGAGGCGGCGGCAGACATTTCGATAATGTAACGTAATGGGATCATGCTTTATTCCATATCATAAACATAATGATTCAATTTTATCTTCATGGTTATGATATTACATAGTAAATAAGTATTTGAATTATAACATAAAATAGGTTATTTATAGAGATTCTGACTGGCGGCTGATTATGGTGTTATTTATTAGGAACCGTCTGAAAAGATCGACATGTGGATTAAAACCCGGGTGTATCCACAAATACTGCTGGCGCGCCACCGCTACCGCCACCGCCACCGCCGCTACTAATATTCTCAAACTGATTCAAAATAAAAACCGCTAAAATCGATGACACGCAAACCACAATTGAATCGCGAACAAGGACCTTCACCGGCTTTTGGTTATCATGATCCACAAACCGCATTTCTATGAATTTCAATAAAAAATATACGATAGCGACAGATGCGCCGATGATTGCTAATTTTGTCGTATTGAACATTTTATTACGGATGGATGTATGAATGTATGTATATAACGTGTATATACATACAATTTCAATTATTTATTGGGTTTTATACGCGACACCGTTACGATGTCTGAAACGCCA